AATCTATAATTAATATTGATAATAACATAAAAAGAAAGGAAAAGATTATGATTTTGAGTACAACTTTACTGGTTTTCCCAGTGTTTAAAGGGGTTCTCTGATACTGGGGAACTGAGAAGTGCCGCAATCCTGCACCACTTTGCACCATTGCGGTTCTTCCTGCTGTAAATAAACTGAATAAATACTGCACGGAAATATGGCAACACTGAGATTATATCTAGACACGAGGGTAAAAAGGCAGGATGGCACGTTCTCCATACGTCTTGCCGTCAACCATCACGGTGGGACCGCCTTCATATCCCTCAATCAATACTGCAAGAAAGATGAATGGGATAAAAGGTCTTGTAAGGTGCGCAAGCGTCCGGATCGTGATGCTATCAACGACTTCCTTCTTGACCGTCTGAATTTTTATAATAGAATGATGATGAAGGCGCAATGCAGGGATACTTACCGTGGCGACATTACGGCTAGGGAGCTTCGTGACTTAATCATCCAAGAAGCCGAGCCTGCCAGGGAAAGGGTTGCCCATCTTCGTGATGGCTTCATCGCCTACGAGGGGAGAAACCTAAAAAAGAACACGATCAATAGATACAAGTACACTTGGGCAAAGATTGAAGCTTTCATCGGAAAGGAAAAAGCGGCTCTGCTTACATACGATGAGATTAACCGCTCTTGGCTTGAAGCCTTCGATGCTTTTATGGCAAAGGAAGGCTTGTCTAGGAATACCAGAACCAGCAGGATGCTCTGTGTCGCTGCTGTCTTCAACTTGGCGATAGATAATGAGCAAACAAGAAACTACCCTTTCCGCAGATATAGCCTCCGGATTGAGACAACGAAAAAGCGAGACTTGTCTGTTGAGGAAATCCGGTCTATATTTGATGCTGGTGGTGATGAGCTGGTCGATATGTTCCTGCTTATGTTCCTGCTGATTGGTATCAATGTGCGTGACTTATTCGCCTTGACAAAGGATAATGTTATCCGTGGAAGGCTGGAATACGACCGTGCGAAGACTGGAAGGCATTACTCCATCCTTCTTCATCCCGAAGCTATTCGCATCATCGAGAAGTACAAGGGGGAAAAGAAGCTGCTTCGTTTCTCGGAGCATTTCAAGAACGTTGATTCTGCAACGGTAATGATAAATAAGAAACTCGCAAAGGTGCGCCCTGGGCTTACTACGTACTACGCTCGCCATACGTGGGCATCCATCGCCTTCAACCTTGGAATACCAAAGGACGTGGTGTCGCTTGCGCTGGGTCACTCGTTCGGTGTCCGGGTAACTGACACCTACATCAATGCGGACTTGTCCCGTGTGGACGATGCCAACCGCAGGGTTATTGATTACGTGCTATACAACAAGAAATAGCCCTTATTTCTTGCGAATTTGGCGCAGAAACGGCTCAAATTGTTTTCGGGGATAGTTTTATGTGTTTACCACACAAACGGCTCAGAACGCAAATTTCGGGGTAAATCGAAAGAAAGAGTAAAAATACCCCAGCGGTGAAAAAGTCGAGCCGCTGGGGTAATAAGTGGTAACCACTTTAAACATTCAGTGATGCAAAGGTACGCTTTTCCTTTGAAACCACCAAATTATTTACCCAAAAATTTCTTTCTCAACAAATCATTGATGAATCGTGACTTGTTGGGCAATGCGTTGAGGAAAGGCAGCAGGTCGTTGTCTATCTGTATGCCAACTAGCTTGACCGTTGCGCCTGCACCCTTCTTCGTCCTCTTGATGTTTCTTTTATTCTCCATATCCGTGATTCTTTACTGGTTCTCCATTTACTCGCAAAAGGTTGCACTGATAGATGCTACACTTCTTCGGGTTCTTTCGTGGCGTGCCATCCTTCTTGCAGGTCATACCGCGATATACCAGGCAAGGCAAGGAGCTGTATTCGTGGGTTCTCTTCGAAATCTCCCAGCTTTCAACCCTTATCGTGTCGCAGTGGTCGCTGATATAATCTCCTACCAAAACTTGGCTGTGCTCAGTAGCAAACGCTCTTGCCAGCATTCTTCTTTCGTTCTCAGCCTTCACGTTGATTCTGTGCAGGGCTTCTCTGTACTCTTGTTCTGTCATTGTCTCAAGTCTTTTTTAAATTGTCTATCTAACTTGGTTTTCATTCTGTTCATCTTGTGCTCAAGCTTGCCAATCTGCTTATAAGATAACCACTCCGGCTTGATGTTCAACTCCAGCCAGTACTGGCGCATTTCCTTGCAGTGTCGGGCGATGCTAGGGAAATAGAGGTGTCGCTCGTATGGGTTGCGAAGGAAGTACTCGCAATCGGATAGCATACGACCAAGCATCATATACTTGTGCTTCTGTCCTTCTCCAAGGCTTACAAGCCTTCCGTTGTCCCCGATCCACAGCATTGCGCCCTCTCCCTTCCATTCAAAGTCGAAAGCCTTGCTTACCGGATAATAATAGCCATTGAGCACCGTGCCTTCCTTGAGGTCTCGCCCAATCTCTAACAAGCAGGTTCTTCCCCAGCTGGTCGTTACCTCAACCACTGCTTGTGCTGGTATCTTGTCATATTCCTTCATATCTTGATAAATTGTGCATGGCTTGCACCATGCTGGTTATTAAATAATAGTGATAAATTGAATACCTGCCCAATCTGCAATGTTATTGCTCTGCTGCAATCTCTTATTCTCCATATCAATCAAGATTGCTTCTGTCTCGGGTATCTGTTTTCCGTTTACAAAATACTTCTTCATAATCGTAAAATGTTTTATTGTTAGTAACTTGCGTTGCACGTTCTTGGGCATAACCCCAACTTGCACGTATAATAGTCGTAATCTTGTGAAACTGGGGAGAAGTGGTACACATGGTAGCCACATTCTCCGCATTGCTGTTCTTGTGATATTGTAATCATATTCATTAAAAATCACACTCGTAAGAGTATTGTTTCTTTAGCTTCTCCAAAGCGTTAGAAGTAACGTGGTACACATTATCCGCATACTCGCTCTTTTTGATACTGCGATTCTCTTTTAGGTTGACCGGATGATTAAAGCGAATCTCCCAACGATTGCCAACACTGAGAATCAGAAAATCGACCTCACGCTTGCGCTTGTCTAGTTCGGTCTCCTTGTACTCGCCACGCTTGATGAACTTGTCTTCATCCTTAAAGTATCCTACCGCCTTCATTCCGTTGATTGCTATTTCCATAACTCATCCCTCCTTTCTTACTTTGCGTATAATGTTACAACCAATCCTCTTCTGAGTGCGCAGCGGCAAGCGTCCAGACCTGCCTTCAATGCTCGCTTGATGAACTTGTTGAAAAGTTCTGCTCCGATGAGCTTCAAGATTCCGCTAACTCCTAAGAGTGTGTTTATCTTCTTGCCATCCTCTGTGCGTCCGAAGACCTTAATACGGAAGTTTGAGTTGATAAACTTTGTTGTAAACTCTAAAATGTTTGAATTTGACTTTTTCATTTTCGTTGGCTTGACCGTGTTGCCTAGGGCTTAGTTACTTAATGTTTAATGTGCTTATCTCCTAAACACGATGCAAAGATATTAATATTTTTCGGTTCCACCAAAACTTTTCCCGAAAGATATTAATATTTTAACTTTTATTGGCTGTTTATGTCGTAAGCACGGCTATTTTCGGTCGTTTCCGGTCGTTTTTGGTCGTTCTAGGGTAGTCAGGGTAGTTATAGGGTAGTTTTTAGGTAGTTCTAGGGTAGTTTTCCACGCTCTATATAATAATAACCTGCACGCATTAGCTAGAATGAATATAATCTAACTCTCATATCCCCTACCCCTTTTCTCTCAATGAAAAGTGTTCTTCGCACAAAAAATGGGCAGAAAAACGCTCTCCTGCGCTTCCTGCCCTTAAAAAGATTTGATATTATGATTGAACCTATTGAACCCTCTTCTTGATGCGCTTCTTTATCCAGCAAGCCGCAAAGATTGCCAGGAATAGTAATACGCAATCGCCAGCGAATAATCTTATCTTGTGCCATGTGCCCACTGGCTTCTCTACCTCCTTGGTCTTGTATCGGTTCACGTAATACTTGACCTTTACGGTGTCGGTCACGAATGTGTAAATGTCGCCCACGATGGTGTCCGTCTTGGTTGTCGTCATCCATCTGGTGGTCGTAAGATTGTGCCACCGCTCTTTGATTACAGTGTCGCCCTTGATGTACACCAGCACGCTGTCATGTTTGATTACGCTGTCGTGCTGCCGGGTGTCCTGCCAGTGGATCTGTCGCTGGTTCACGCTGTCACGTCTTACACTGGTGTGTGCGCTGTCGTGATAGACCGTGTTATTTGTGGCTGATTTAGCGCAGGAACAGCCAAAAATCAAAAGTGGGGTAATTATAAGCATAGAGAGAAATAACGCCACAGAACGCAAATTTCGCCCTTTTCTTGAATTTTCCATACTTTATAAACTTTAGATTGATGTGTTTATTACGCAAGCACCTTGATTTCCAAGGCTTCCTTGGCTCGCTTCAAATACTTCTCGCAGGCTGCCAGTCCATTGTACCCTCCGTTTATTTTCCTGCGGATAGCCTTCAAGTCGTCTTTGTCTGCCAGTTCATTGCAGCCGAAGGTGTCGAATACCCACATCGAGGATTTCGTTGCTCCCAGGGAACGCTCCAGAAGTTCGGGACTGCCCACAACATCGAAGCCGCAATAATTGGCATACTTCCGGTAGTTGGCTCGCCCGGTAATCTGTATCAATCCCCTGCCCTTGTACTTCACGCCATCGCCCTGCTGGGTGTTGCCGAGGTCTTTCCTGCCCTCGTAGGCTCTGCCGCTTGCAAGTTCCTTGGTGTATCTGAGCTCACCGGATTCGTGCGCTATTTGCGCAAGATAATGAGCCATCCTTAGTGGGGTGTTGATGTGGAAATGCTCTGCCCATCCGTTGATGATTGGAAGGTAGGTGTCTGCCCTGCTGCCTGCATTCGGCATTACCTTCAAAAGTTGCGCTCTAGTTATCCTCATTATCTCCTCCTTTCTTCCGCTCTTCCTTCATTATCTCGACAACTGCCTTCGCAATTTCGTCCTTGTTCTCGAGTATCACTTGCATCGTACGGTCTTGCTTGCGTATCTCTGCCTTCTCGTATGCTTTTTCTCTGATACTTTTAAACTCGCACAAGAGCAGATACACCGTCCATGCGATGGCGAACATAGGGAAGGGAGAGATAACACACGTAGCCACGTCCATAAGCGAAGCGATACCGAATGTCGGGAAATACTTCTTCGCCTTGTCGCACGTCTTCTTTAGTCCGGTTGAAGTTCTTGCAACATGCAGTTCCTTCGCCTTCTGTATGCCTGCTATCAGGTCAATTGTCATCGCTATCAGAATTGTAGCGAAACAGATAAAAATTACTAGGGCGCACAAATAAAGGTGGTGCACCTGAAAATCGTGAAATACTTCGCTCATATCAATTTATTTTTTTTGGTTTATTCCAATTTTTCCCAGTCGATGGTCGCACCCTTTCCGATGATGTCTGCCGTCCACCTGCAGAATGCCATACCCTCGTATCCGTCCGGATCACTGGCTACGGCAATAGCATACTGTACGCAGTCGCTCTCGGTCTTGATTACCTTTGGATAGAAGTCCGCATAAGCCATATTAGCCAAATAGAGAATATCCCCGAGAGTCGTACCCTTTGAGATTATCTCGTTGTTTGTTGCCAGCCGGATTTCGTCTACCGTCCAACGATGGCTCGTTCCGTCTACGTTCTTCATCTGCTCGCTTGCCTTGATTGCTAGCTGCTTCGTAAAATGGTAGCCGTGCTTGGAAACGTATGCCACGTACCCACTGGCTCCCATGAGTGCCTTTGCTGCCTTCTCGTATGGCAAGCCGTGGATGATGTCGCTCTCTTGGTGCTGGTGTCGCTCTTCCTCGCTATCGCAAGAATGGCGCAAAACGATAATTTTCTTCATTGTACGCCCTCCTATCCTAGTTTGTCGAGTAACTGTTTAACCATGCCACGAATGCCGCTTATATCGCCCTCAAGCGCCTTGAAACGCTTTTCCGTTTCCTGCTTCTCCTTGATTGCTGGGTTCAAAGCTGCAAGAAGTTCTTCGCCCTTGGCTTTTCGCTCCTTGCTTGGCTCGTATGCCTTGATTATCTCATCGGCTTCATTTACCAATTTCCCAACTTCGGGCAGAAGGTCTGCCTTGTCGGTTGCCAGTACGATTTCGCCTGCAAAGGTAACTCCGAGGTGTTCGGGGATTGTGTAGATGGTCTGCTTTCCCTCCACCTCGATTGTCACGTCTCGCATTGGCTGTCCGCTGCTGGAAATGGTTGCGATGCCGGTGTTGATGTGCGGCTGATTGTCTACGACCTTGCCTTCCTTAACTTCCACCGTCTGCTTGTCTAGCAGATAGACCGGGTGATTTCTTTGTATGTTCTTAAATTCCATAATGCGCTCTTTTTAGATGATTCGATAAATAGACAAAAAGGGGTCTCACTGGTAACACAGCGAGTTGCCCCTTGATAGTTTTTGTTTAACCGCCTACGCTCCAGTGGTGGTTGTGGTGGTCTTCAGCTGCTGGATAATGAAACCAGTCTGTTCTCTGCGCTTGCTGTCCTCCAGCTGGATGCGAAGGTCTTGCTCCCAGTGGTTGTTTAGAACATCAACGATGCGCTGAGTATTCTCCTTGCCCGAGGTCTTCAAGTCGCAAACGACCGACTGGATAAGGTTGCTGAGACTGCTTGCCGCACGCTCCACACCTGTATTGGTGTAGGCGAAATTCTGCTGCATTGCGTTGATGATGTCCTTCTGCCCCAACTGGTTCTCGTAGCCCATACGATTGATGTTCTGCTGCGTGGTGCAGCAGCAGTCCTTCAACTGCTGGATGATGTTGAGGTTTCCGAGGTTCGCTGCGTTGATTACTCGCTCTGCGCTGAAACCAACCTTGCCGCCTACATTTTGGATTGCTGCCTGCACGCCACAGACTGCATTCTGCAGCTGGTTCATATCGCAGTTAAGATTCTGCGCCAGCTGACCAAGAGCAACGTTGTTGCCCTTCACTGCGTCCATCAGGAGAGCCGTATTATTGCCGTCCTGCATCTGTGTGCGAAGGCTCGCAATCTGATTCTGCAATTCCGTGTCCTGCAAATTGCCGCCACGGTTATTCCAGTCTCGCATCCAAGCCATCATCATCATATAGGCAAACGGGTTATTCATCCAGTTGCCCATACCACCGTTCATTGCTGCCAGCATAGTCGCTGGATCATTGTCTCTACCTCTAGCGAGCAACGCTGCCGCCAGGTTGTCATTGCCACCGTCCCCAGTGCAATAAACTTTCTCGATTGTGTCTGCCATATAATTTTGAGTTAATTACGTTACGGAAACAAAATATTTGTATCCGCCGCAAAGATACTCTGATTTTTGGCTCGCTCCAAAAAGTTAGTGCAGGGGTATTTATCGAATTATTGTCAAAGAACGCTTTTGGTTATTTTCTTTTTGTTTCTTGATTAAATACAAATCGGCTCAACGTCCTTGTTTAGCAAGGTCGCTTGTGCCGTTGCAAGTCGATAAACTCGAGACGTGCCGAGATAAGTGTAAGCCATCTTGCAAAGATGCCTAACAGCTGGAACGGTGCGGTTTAATACGGTCGCAATGGTCGTTATACTGAATCCTGCGTGTACCATCTGCTCAACGACCATACATCGTGTCATCACGAGGTTTTCTGCTCTCGACTTGCCGAGAACGTCTTCTCTCGTAATGCTCAGCTCTCCGTTCCGAAGTTCAATAGCACAACACTTGATTACGTTGTCTATAACTCGCCATAGTTCTTTCTCCTTGTCATTCATCTCTGTTCTCTTTTTGTTCATCTTCCTTTGGCTCGTCAACCTCTCGGAAGTCCTCGGGCGTGTCAAGGTGGGGAACGTCCAACTTCTCCCCACCAATGAAATACGAATACCCTAGATAAATCTCCTTGCCATAGTTCGTGCCATCTGCGATGCGCTCGAACGTCTTGCCATCATCAGCGATGATGTGCTTGTCGTTGTTTTTGTCTATCTTCATATCCTAATCGTTTATGTTGTCAATCCATACTTCTGTCTCTCTTCTTCCGTTAACTCGCTCCATCCGACAATCTTGTCTGCAAAAGCACTCCAGTTCGTTGCTGTCTTGTATGCCTCTATCGCCGAATCTGGGACGTATATTTTTAACTGAATTCCGCCTGGAATTGTTTTACTGTCTATAGTGCAAGGTGTGGCAGTTCGAGCAATGAGCTTCTGCATATTATCACAATTATAGTAGGTACTTTCGTGACGAGCATTGGACTCTTTACAGAGTGGCAGAAAACCGACCTTTAAGGCTGTGTCGTTTAAGAATACACTATCAAAAAGATAAGTTTTCACGCTCTTATCAAACAGGTTGTACGGGAATTCCTCTAGCTTTTCACAATTACAGAAAAGTCCATGCCGTTGTTGGTCAGTGTCGAAGATTACTTTTACAAGCTTATCAAAAAGCCCTGCTGGAATTTCCTTTAAGGAAGTGCATCCGTAAAACAATCCAGAAGCATGCTCCAGATTGACTAATGGGTCGAAAAGCCCTGCTGGAATTTCCTTTAAGGAAGTGCATTCGTAAAACGTACCACAATAATAATAATAATGCATTGATGTCAAATCTGGTATCGGTTCAAACAGTTTGGCTGGTATCTCTTTAAGATTAGAGCAATATTGGAAAAAATTAGTAATGTTATAGCTATCAACATAGCCATTGTAGAATAAATCATCGGCGATGTATTCCAATTTTCCTTGATTTTTAAAATCTGCAATCCTAGCCTTTGATTTTCCGATGCCCCAAAAAGCCAAAATAGTGTCTCTATTAAAAGAGATTGATACTATGCTATCGTTTGCGGAATCCAAAGATACATTATGGAAAGCATTACCATCCGTATAAGTGTGCGAGCCTTCATTACTTGTACTTCCATCTCCCCAATCTATATTGACAGAACCACCTGAAGCAGTTATAGACACAGAGTTACCAGTCAACAAAACTTGCATCTTTCCATTAGGCTCTGGCTTCAACGTCATTATGTCAAATTCAATATTGTACGACTTTGATATTGTCGTGTCCGAACGAGGCTGAATGGTTCCTCTATCTTCGCCTCCACTATATCGGATAACGTAATCGTAGAGTTCTCCTTCTGCCAATGGCACTTTTACCGTTCCCGAGGAAAGGTCATATGTCAAGTCATTGATTTCCACGGTCGCTCCTTTTATTGCTCCATATTGACTTGTCACTTCGAATGTAACAAACACAGTTTTCAGCGTTGTTCTTGCTGAAATTGACAAATAAGGATAAAGACTCTTCATTCTCTCGATGTCTTCCTTGATAGCCTTAAGCACAACATATTTTCCGCTCAAGTATGCGGTTTCCGTATATTCGTTGTTGTCGCCAATTCCTTTGATTCTTGAAAGTTTATTCAGAATATTAAAATCTGCCTTGGTTGCATCAATATTGGTGCATCTAGCATACTTTAATGCGTTTGTTGAGGAAAGAACGCTGTCTGCGATACTTAAGAAGTCAACATTTGGGCAGTTTTCGACAACTAGTGTTGAAAGGTTCGCCCACGACTCCATGGTTAAACCGAGCCCCAGCTTCTGCTGGTTCTTTAACGTCAAGTTGGTAATGGTGGCTGGAAGCTGCAAAACTCTGAGCACGCCGCCCTCAGCAAGGTTCACGGCTGTTGCGCCAGTGCCTCTTGCATAAATCTCCTCGATGTTCTCACAGCCTCTCACGTCAATGCTTGCAGTGTAGTTCGGACAGTTCTGAATATCCAGTTTTCTCAGCTTCGAGTTGTTACCCAGGGATAAAACGTTGAAGTTCTTGTTTTGATAGCCACTCACCGATGAGCCGATAATAAGTTCTGTTATATTGGTTGCCTTCGATACATCAACCGTGCCAATGTATAGAGCCGACAAGTCACCAATGCTCTTTATCATAGAAGCATTGTAGATAATGGTCTCGGTATCGTTGAACTTGATGCCAGAAGGTGCAGTGATAGTCTTCACTTCTCCCTCTTGCATTCTCTCACTCTTGGTCACGCTACCCCAGCGAATAGTTCCATACATTGCCGAGAACGCACCGATGGTGATGTCTGCCTTTGGCTCGACACCTACCCATACACTCGGTGTGTATGTTCGGAAAGTAATGTAGTCTGACAACGAAGAGCCTGCCTGGAACTTGGAATCCATATACTTGAATCGGTTGTAAAGCCACCAGCGGCGATGAGCGTCACGGCTACCTTGAAGGGCATACAAGAACGCTCCAGTCTTCACGGTCTGAGCCGTACCGCTGGAATAATCCGTATATCCGTCAATCAAAGGAGACTCGTACTTGAAATAGCCGTCTTCGTTGTAAACCGCCTCGCACCACTTGTCGCTCTGTCTTGTGTTGCAATACTCGATAACCTTGTCATAGGTCAGAATGTTCTTCTGTCGCAAGGTTTGATAAAGGCTCTTGATGTCATCTGCGAATGCGCTTTCAACGAGCTCCCAAAGCAAGGAGTTCGCTCCATTGTAAGCGTTCAAGTTGCCGATAACATCGTGTATCTCGATGTTGTAGCTGAATCCGATTGCGCCCTCGTTGTTGATGCCGAAGACGGTATCGTTATCATAGAAAATGAAAAGCCACTTGCCGCCAGTGTAATATGTCAAGAACTGGTTCTTCGCTCGCTGATCAACCATTCCGAAAACCAATGTAATGAGGTCATAGAAGAGAATTGTCTTCTTGTCGAAATATTGTTCCAGTTCTGCCTTGAACTTGTCAACGTTACCCTTGCAAGATACTACCCATGCAAACACTTCCTTCATCTTTGAGATGTCTTCGTTGCCGTCAGGATAACGACCTTCGAAATCGTTCTTCCATCCGTCACCGCTGAAATCGGCTGAAAGGAAGTTCGAGCGGTCGCTGGTGTTGTTCAGAAACTCCCACGATTCGTCCCCCTCCGCAAAGCCGAATGTATTCTCTGCGCTCTTGTCGGTGTTGAAGTTGTACTTGCCGATGAACAGAGGTGTCTCCCCTGCCTTACTTCTGTGGAAAATCAAACATGGCTCTCCATATACGGTCGTACGGATGAGCGAGTTCTTTTTCTGTGGCTCTGTCTGTATGCCCGCCTCCTTGAGCATCCAGCCGATATAATTAGCAAGTCCAGTGTTGTGTGTGCCGCTGCTTTCTGCGAAGTCCGCTTTCCAGCAGAAGGCGTTTGCTGGCAAAACTGCATCTTTATCAAGCGCAAAGTTATCCTCGTGCTTGCCACTGGCGGTCATATTGAAGCCGTTCTTGAACTTGCCCTTGTAGTTCTTGCGTGGGTAGTACTGGGAAGAAGTACCCTGCACGTTCAGCTCCACGCCGTCTGCGGTGAAACTATTCGCTGGATTGTTCTTGTCCACATACTCGATAGCTACGGTCTTCTTGTCGCCCTTGTACTGGGAAAGCTCACCAGTGATAATGAGACACGGAATCTGCTCCAGCAACTTGGAATAGCTCAAATTGCCGTATGTATCATAAACTTGGTTGCGGTTGAAGATAGTCTGTTTCTTCTCTATGTCGTCCATATCCGCAATGTAGTTGTCCAGAAGCTGCTGGGCGTTGAGGTTGTTGGAATAGCTTCTGATATTGTAGAAGTCGATCGTGGCTGTCGAAGAATCAACGGTTATTCCTACAGGTGCCGACTGCGTGAATCCATCGTTGTTCGGGTACTGCAAGGACTGGGACTTGATGCCGTTGATGTAAATCTGCATCAATCGGTTATTGGCTCGTTTCTCGATAACGAAAGAGATGCGGACACGCTCATCTTCCTTGTACTTTGTCTCCAGTGCTGATTGCTCCGATTTAATGGAAATCGTGTTAGGGGTCAGTTGCAAGCCGATGCCGCCCTGCATGCATGATAGGATTATGCTTGTAAAGTCGGTTATCTGTCTTACGGCAAACTCAATCTCGATTGTTTTTCCAGTCTGTCTGATGTCCTTGGCGAACAAATGCAAAGGTATGCTCATTGTTGCACCGCCGCTTAAGCGCATTGCAATGTTGCCGTCCGAGTCCTCGACCCAGCCGTTGGTCTGATAGTTCATACCATTGAAAGAAACTTCGATGTCATTGTACTTCCATATCTCCTTGTTGGTGTCTTGGTTGCTCCTGCCCTGCGAGGTTAGGAACAACTCGAGGTTCCTGGTTTCTGCCTCTGATGTGATGGAAGACTTGTCAACAGTCAATGGGAAAGTCTTGCTTACGCTTCTGCAAGTTATCGTCATAGCGGCACCGCCTTGGTTCATCGACTTGTATACCCACGATTGCTGGGTGCGGTCAACCTTTCTGGTTGCCACGGTTGAGTCGTTAATCTTCAAGGTAATGTCTGCTGGGTTGTTCAATGGATCATAGACCACGAAAGGAATGGAAACCGTCTCGTACTGCTTCATATAGATATGTTCCATGGTGCTAGCGATGATTGGGGTTTCGTTTCCTCGCTCGATACAGACGAGCGCAAAGTTAAGGTGGTTACTCACCAGTTCCGACCCCTGCACGGATGCGGACAGATAAACTTCCAGGCTATGCGCTCCGTGCGCTTGCGCTGGAATCTCAAAGGACTGCTGGCGGTTGTTGACTTCCGTCTCCTCGGTGTGTATCTCCTCGCCGTCCAAGAGAATATGGACGACCTTCTTGATATTGCCGATTGGTGTGTACACAAATGGGATTGCACCCTCGTATGCGGTCACGCTATCGAAGCTTGAAGAAACAAAAAGGTTTACGGTTGTGACTTCGTAAACGTAGCTTCTGCTGCTTCCCTCCCCGTTGTCGATAGTGAATCTGATTTCCGTAACATCATCGCCTATGTACTTCGTTACATCAATCGTATACGTGCTACCCGAACGCAGGGAAATGCGCTCACGCTGCAAACCCGCAACGTAAACCGTACAAGAACCGCTCATCTGAGAAAGGTCTTGCTCGTTGTCGTAATAGGATAAGTACCTAAACTTGAAAATCTCGGCACTCCCAGGGGTCGTATATTCGCTAGGCGTGGCGAGAATCGTATTTTTCATTGTCGCTTGCGTTGCTCCAGTGTTCGGAAGTTGAATCTGCGAGAGAACCAAGTCGGCGTATTTCTCGCTGTCTTTGTTGTAGTTCTTAGCGTCTTCCTCGCTGGCAAAAACCTGCAAAAACTTGCTATCCTTAACTTGGAAGAAGCCGCCCTTCTTAGCGAATGTGTTCTTGATGAGTTCTTGTACTCGCCGTCCCGACACCGGCAAGTTTCCAGTGCTGGAATCCCCTCCCCAGTTGGTGGAAAGGTTTATCGGTTTATCATAAACTTTTGCCATTGTTATTACTTTTAATTATTTTTCCATGCTTCGCTATCAATCCATGGTTTAGAGTCTATCCAGTGCCCGCTCCCGAAGCAAGAACGGACCGCTTGCCAAACAAGCCTCGCTCCTCGATAGACCGCCGCGATAACCTTGCCCTTGGCTTGTATTATCGCTATGTCGTGTCCAAATGCCCGAATCATACCTATTCCTCCTCGTAAACAAAATAAATCTTGCTTTCGTCCTTGTTGATGGAATTATACTCGCTTTCCCCAAGGACTAAAAGGCTGTCTTCGTGCTGCCCGATATGATTTACGATGTCCTCGAAAAGCCCTCCGACACGTTCTGCGGTATTGCAACCGACCTCCGTCTCATTCTTGACCTTTTGAGCCACCTCCCGCATTTGGGGAATTGTCTTGATTACTGTGTCTGCCATACGCTCTAGTCTCCTATCGCATGCACGTGCGCCCGACTACCTCTAACCGGGCTTATCTGCTTGCTCTTTGCGTGATACTTAAGATAATATAGGCAGTCGGATAAATACCCTTCTGCCAATCCCATAATGTCGTTGTATTGCTTGTTGTTGGTTATGTCCTGCACATGGTCGGAATATTCGTCTCTGTGACGCATACCGCCCGCACGGCTTATAATTGTTCCATCGGCTCGCAATAACTTCGCATACGTGAAATAAGCGACCGCCTTGCGTACACCGTTACAATACCTTAGCTTCTTGAATTCGTTTCCGTCCTCGTCTCTCTCCTTGGTGTCCCACTCGCCTCCGTCCAAGAATAAATCGGGAATAAAAGAGTCATCGAAGGTGTTGTCCCATGGGCAAAGTCCGATTGATGCCTTGAAGTTCGCCCAGCCGATGGCTGGCAAGATAAAGGCATCCTCGCATTCTCGGATAAGCTTCTCCACCTCATCCTCATCAAGGTGTGCGCTGGTCGGTCTTGCAAGTTGCTTGAACTGCTCGACCGTCAATAATGGTTTACGTTCAATCTTTGGCATGGTCATTCGTTTTTGATGGTGTTGTTTCCCGCCTCGCTGCTGATATACTTCAACGGCTGTAGTTTTGGGTCTATGTTCTGAATACCTGGATCGTGCCAGTTCTCGAAAATCTTCTTGAAGGCTCGCTCAATGAATCGCTGCTCTGTCGTCACCTCTCCAGCATAGTACTCATAGGCATCCTGCATCACTTGTCCGCTGAATCCCAGCTTGCCAATACGGATGGAGTAGAAGAGTTCTTGGTGGAACTGTGCGTAGATGCGCTCGATAACGCTGCTATCGGTCACGGAAAACTCCTTGTCGAAGTTCTTCGTTGGGAAAGCCACAACCTTCGGTTCGTCTTCCTCGTTCTCCACCTCGACAGCTAGAATCTTCGCTGTGCTCTCGTCCCCTTGGAACTGCAAAAGGTCTTCATCGGAAATCATCTGTCCGCTCTCCACCTCTTCGCCTTTCTCGTTGAACTTAGGAACGCCCTTCTTGGTTACGAGCATACACGATACGAGGAAGTTGTTGCGGACGTTTCTCATCTTCACGTTGCCCAGTCCCTCATCGGTCGAAATCTCCGTGATGGCAGAATCGTAGCTGGCTGTCGGATATATAAACTTTCCGTCTAGGCTCTGCCACAGAATCTGCCCATTGTAGCTGTCGATACCGCCAGCGTTCTCAATCTGTTCAAGAACGATGTCGGGGTCGGGATTGAAGGTGTTGATGCGCTCGATGGTCTTCTCGTTCACCATCAACCGCTTTCCGTTCCTCGTTTTCTTCTGCTCCCAGTCGGGGTGCAGCAAAACGTGCGCCACGTTCCCCTTGTCGTCCGTCTCTTCCAGTCGGCAATTTTCAAATGGTACGTGGCTCACGCTCGACACCTGCCCGAGAACGTTGTAGTTCACGTGAAGGGCGAAGCCTCCAAACCTAGCGAGGTCGCCCGATACGTTCCGAAGCAAATCGTCTGCCGTATCCCCCTGCTGGTTCATCGCCAACGCTGCTAGAATGTCGCTGTCGAAGCCGTAGCCCTCAATGAATCGGGCGTAGCGGTTAAGGCAGAGCATTGCCGTTCCGCTGGCTTCCGTGATGCGTGCGAGGTTCTGCGGATATAGATTATCATATCCGTATGCCTGCATCTTGAATCGGCTCACGTAGCCAATATCAATTCTTCGCTTCGGCTTCTTAACTGTCTTTACGTTCATCTTGCTTGTGTCGTTTTACCTGTTGTTTTATTACTCTTCCTTGCCTGCTTTTTCGGCTTGGTCGAGGTCTTTTTTCTTGTCGCTGCCTGCTTTTTCGGCAGGATCTTTCCCGGTGGTATCATCTGCACCGCTGTCGCTGTCGCTGCCTGCTGGCGGCTGTTTGTTCTCGATAAGTTCCTCGCTGGGTATCTTCTGAAAGTAGCTCTCCATGTGTGGGTACTTCTTCAGATATTCGTGCGCTACCTTGTCGGTCAGGTTCTCATTAGTGAAAATCTTACCATTATAGAAATCGGGGCAGGAAATGATGAAGCCTGCCTTCATTACGTAATTACATTGCTTTGGCATAGCCTTTTCTTTTTTGAGTTTTAGATAAATTTCTATCAAAGCATCGTGGTAACACTGCTGGCAGGTTGTCGGTACAAACCGCTTCCGTGTTACCTCGAAATATAGAGTTTCGATAACTGCCTTGTCGGATGCGTCAAAGGGACTGTCAAACCGTTCCTTCAACTCCCCGACCTTGGCTGTTGCTTCCTCGTAGGTCATAGCTTAACCTCCTACTGCTGTGGTCAGACTGGCGTACTTGGCTGCTGTGGTCTCGCTGTCGGTATCGAAAAAGAAGTAAGCTGCCTTCGGTACGCTCTCCTCTTCCAGCGTGATAAGCCAGCCGCCCTCGGTGTCGTCAGAGTACTTGTCGTTCTCGCCTGCGCTTGCCTTCAATGCCTGCGCATATCCGAATACCTGGTACTCTGCTTTTCCGTCCGCTCCCTTCGAAAGGTTGCGCAGGATGATGACAAACTTTCCGTTCGCCAAGCCGTCAATGATATTTGCGCAAACGTCAGGTGTGTTTGCCAATACCACGACTGCCACGGTGTTCTTCCAGCTGTTGCGGTACGTACCAACGGTAAGTTCTGTCTTGGTTCCAGTGAATGGCTTGCTGCCCTCCTGCCGGATAGCGTATGCCTTCTTGCCAGTCTTCAAGACCAATGTGCTAATTGTATTACCAACGACAGCAGACTTGGTGAAGTCTATGTCGTCTCGGTTGATGATAAGTCCATCGCCCTCCAATCCCTTTGTTACCTGGTCTTCGCAAGGGATGATGATGTCCTGGGCGATAAGGCTCTCGCAAGTTGTTGCCATATTAATTCGTTTTAAAATTGTTATATCCCCAACACCGTTTTGTGGGTGTTGAGGATTTGAAACTTAATACTTGATGAAGATATGGAGCGATTAGTAAGCTGCGTGGATCATATTCTCTTCGAGGAGAGCCGTGCCAATCTTACCAGTTGCGTAGATGTAATTTCTTCGCTCCTTCTGGTCGAAGAAGATATCGAGGTCGCTAATGAGTGCGTCAGCGTCAGTACCCACCATAAGGTGCTTAGGATTGCAGAATACCGCACGGTGTGGAAGGTTGACAGTCGTCTCGCCCTTCTCGTATGCGTTAATCATCCTATCCCAGATGCCGACACGTGCAATCTTCACTCCGTTGTAGGTCGCTACATCGAAGCCATCGAACACCTTTTCCCACGGCATAATATCGTGGTAGGTCTGCTTGATGTCGTAGGTCAATGCGTCAGCAAGCGAGCGTGTCATAAGCAACACCGCATCGCTATCGTCAATGATGCGTGTGTCCACGTCCATCAAGATGGTGTCAACGAGTGTTGTAGCTGCACCCTTCTTGCGCAATGCTGAAACCTGCGCTGCTGCTGTGGTCTCGCTGTTTGCTGCGATGGCGGTATGGTTCTTGGCTGCTGTGGCTGTGAAGATGCGCTTGAATAGACCGTCACAGACGTTGAACATATTAACGTCCGACCCTGCTGTCAGCTTGCCGCCACCTGCACCTGCCAATGCTGCCGCCTTGTCACCGAACCAGCCGAATCGCCAAATCATCTGCTGCATGGCTCGCTGGAGTGCATCGGTGTAGATTGTCATAAAGTCGGTGCTGGTAAGGTCGCCAATGGCTGTACCAGTCTTAAGGCTGTATTCTGCGATTGAACCCTTCAATGCTTCGTAGCAAATCTTGATAGGGATTTCCCACTGTCCGAGTTCCCAACGCTTCATACTATTAGCGATGCCCTTCTCTTCGTAGGTAGGGTCGCAACCGCCACCCTTCTTGCCGACCATATCCATCTCACCGATAAGTGCGATAGGGTCATCGTTCTTGACCTTCATAATGTTCACGAATGAAGAAAAATCCTCATCCTTGAAGAAGGTCTCCTGCACGGCATCCTTGATGCTTTCGAGGTTTTCGGGCTGGAGTGTCAAGTTCTCCAGCTGCTTCTTTGTAAATCCTGCCATTATTTTCTTCTGATTTAATGGGTTAATACTTGGTTACTTCTTGCGCTTGCCGTGGAGCTTGGCAAGTCTCTCCTTGATGGCGTTCTTGCCTTCCTCGACTGGGTTCACGTTGTCTCCTGCACCCTTGCCGCTTGGCTGTCGCTGTGCTGGCTGGTAGTGGCTGCTGAAGCCTGCCAGCACCTTCTCTGCACCGCCTGCCATCTTCACGGCATTCAGGATGCGCATATCCTCCTTGCTCTTCGCAAGCTTCTGTGCGCTTGCCAGCTGTGCCTTGGTGTCACTCAACTGCTGCTTGAGTGCTGCTACCTGCTGCTGCAACTTGGCTACGGTGTCGTTGTCGGTGCTTGATGCGCTGCCGCCCTCACCGCCTTCACCACCCTCATTGTCGGTGTCGTCTGCGGTCTTAATGTCGGTGATTACACCATCCTCGACAACGATTGTCTTGCCATCGGGCATTTCAAACGTTCCGTCCGGACTTGCCTTGTCGCCAACCTGCGGATCTCCCTCCTCACGCTCTACGGTCAGTGTCTGTCCGTCCGCTGTGTTGAGTTCCATTGCCTTTGGCTCTACCTTGGCTTGTGGCTCTACCTTGGCTTGTGGCTCTGCCTTGGCTTGTGGCTCTGCCAACGCCTGCTCTGCTTCCTCCAGTGTCTTCACGCCAAACTTGGCGAGAATCTTGTCAAGAAGAGAAGCCTTTACTTCTGTTTTCTTTTCCATTGCTTTTGGATTTTGTTGTTTTGAATTAATGAATTGCTCTATGTTGCGCTTCGATGCGCTTGCGCTGATTGGTGCAACCGTGCTGCTTATAAGACCTAGGCGCAAAGCCTCGCTGGTGCTGATGAAGATGTCCTTATCCATCAAGGCTTGAATCTCTTCCCGGTCGCACCCGCACCGCTCTACGTATGCGTCCACCATCTTGTCCTGCCACATCTGCATTTCCTCGCCCAGGTTCTTCAAGTCCTTTGCGTTCAGCTGGTCGCCCATACACCAGCCGGGAATCCACGGATTGTGCAGGAGAAAGGCAGCGTTCTCGTATGCCTTGCGGCTCTCCTTTGGTGCTGCCAGCATAATGATTGTTGCCATACTAGCAGCCTTGCCCTCAATGGTGCAGGTTATCTTCTTGCCGCTCTGTCGCAGTCGGTCGTAAATCGCCCAGCCTTCGACAACAGAACCGCCATTGCAGAAGATACGCATATCGATGGTATCATCATCCTTCGGTATGCTTGCCGCAAAAGCATCTATATCTTGAAAGCATACGCAGTCACCACCAAACCATTGATACCAAAACTTGTTGTCTTGGCTGTCGATGTCGTTGTATATTCTGAGTTTAGCCATTGAAACGTTATTTTTAAGTTTTAAAACGCTGCAAATATACGATAATTTTCAATATGTTTATCTCGTAAACAGTTAATTTTCCTAAACAAGCCGAAAATTTGCGTTCTAAGCGGCTTTTACAGCCTTGGGTGTATAACTTTACCACATTCGAACAAAAACCGCTCAGAACACAAATCTTGATGAAATAACAACACTATTGGAGCCTGCCGATATTCTCTATCGTCTGCACTCTCCGCTGTGTTCGGTTTATCTCTTCAACGCTCACTACTGGTTGTGGTGCCATCTGATACCCTCTGGCTACAGCTGCCGCCAGCATATCCATACCGATATTGCTGCCGCCGTTGTTTACTACGATAGGTACACCACCTCCTAGCTGGTTGAATGCGGATAATATCGGACTGAACATAGATGTCGCCTTGGCGGTCATTACGCTCTCGCCATTGGAGAGCCTTGCCGGGATGCTGTCGCTCGTTCCAGTGCCCGAGCCTTGGACGTAGCCACCAGTGGAGAATCCCTTGACTGCTGCCTTGGCTGCTGCAAACGCTGCCTTGATTAAAGCAAGTTTGGCTGCTGCACTTGCAACTCCTGCCCATCCGCTTTTTGCAATGCTATTTGCAAGAATTTCTACATAGGTCGCAGTCATCTGCTTCTCTATCGCATCTAGGTAGGTTGTCAGCATGGTTTTGAGGAAATTATGAAAAGTCAGATCCTGGCTCTCGAAAAACGCAGCCAACCCATCACCGATTGCCAAGATATAATCGGCTATCATTTGGTTCTGCTCTTGAAGTTTCTGTTGCTTGTTTTTGTTTTCGTCAGCTTGCAACTGCAAAGTCGTATCGTGCAGTTCCTGCTGTAGCTGCTTCTGCGCTTCAACATTCTCTTGGGTCATTGCTAGCTTCTGCTCCAGGAAAGCCTTGTATCTATCCAGCTTGGCTGCATCGTCTTCCTCTCCAGTGCCACCGTTCATAATGTCCGCATCCCTGCGCTTCTTCTCTGCTTCCTCGAACTCCTTGTTGATTTCGTCCACAATCTCCTTGGCTTGGTTCTTGATGTCCTCTTTCGCCTTTATCATTATGTCGAGCAACTTTGCCTGCATTTCCTGCGCCTTTTCCGCTCCTATCTCTCCAGCCGCCACGTATGCGTCAATGCTCCTTGCCACCATATCCTTCTCCAGCTGTTCCAGGTCGTTGCTGTAGTCTCGCTCGTTGTCATACATACCTGCGAGGTATCGCTTCTTTGCGTCCATTACTTGCTCGTTGTACTTGTACTGGATAAGTGCAATCTGTGCCTGCAATTCCTTTTCCTGCTTCTTTCTGCGCTCAGCCTCTGCCTTGGCTTCCGCTTTCTCCTTGGCTCTCTGTGCCTTGGTCTTGGCAATGCTGCCCTTGGCTGCTGCTGGTGTCGTTCCCTTGTTTCCGTTTGTTGGCTCACTGCTGGTCGCTCCACCGTCCTTATCGGCAGGCTTTAGGAACTTTGCGCTCATCATTTCCTTGTCGAAAGCAGAAACGAAAGCCTTGCCAGCGTTCGAGCCTGCCACCTTAATCTTTGCCCAGTCGTTCTTTAGCCAGCTACCATCAAACATTTCTCGGAAGCCCTCTTTTGCCTTACTGAAATTGAAGGTAACAATGCCCTCCATAATTTTAAGGAAACCAGTTGCACTTCTACCCATCTGCTTGAAAGCGTTCAAAACCAGCATACCAACATTCTTTATCATCTTCCATAGGTCTCCGAAGCTGTTATATATACCTTTTGCCGCTCCAACGACAGAATGAAACAAGGCGATGCAGGCGTTCGTCAATCCCATTACGCCTTTTAATATCGCGATTAAGACCTTAGAGCCAAACTGCTTTCCTGCCGTGATGATTGATGCAAAGCCCTGCTGGGTAAAGTCGAAGAGTGCCGAGGTGTAGCTTTTCAACTCTTTTTGTATCTTGATGTTCTCCAGCTGTACATCTCCCCACGCTCCAGTCTGCTTCTTCACTTCATCAAGGCTGGTGCTCATCGTGTCGAGCTGTTCGATAAGCTGAATACCTGCTTGCGCTCCCTGCTTTCCGAAGACGTTCTTCAGAACATCGCCCACCTGCTGGCTGTCCGCTCCGAAGTTCTTCATCTTCGTGCTGACCTCTTGGATAACATCGAAGGTACTTTTCGTTCCTTTGGCTAGGTCTTCCTGCACTTGCTTGCTTGAAATACCGATAGCATCAAGGCTGGAAGCCGTGCCGCTGCTCATCTCACGAATTTTCTTGCTCGCCATATCGATGATGTCGAGACCCTTGTCGCTGAAGATACCGCTACGTGTCTGCTGGATGATAGCCACCATCTGGTCTGCCGATATTCCTGCATCGTGGAAGGTAGGCGCATACTGCTGTATCTTCTGCAACATATCGCCCGATAGGTCTGCACCGCTCGCAAAGCCCTTGTTGATTACGTCCATCGCCTGCTCGCCCGATAGATGGAAATTAGCCATAATGTTGTCAGCCGTTCCGAGAACGTCCTTGAAATCCTTTCCCATCGTGTCCGCTGTGGCTGCAATGCTGTTCCTCATCGTCTCCAAAGCTTCGCCAGTATAACCAGTGAACTCCCTTGTCAGTCGTGTGGCTTCCATCAATCCCTTGTTGTAGTCAAACCACCACTTGAACGCCATTCCTGCGCCTGCAACTCCTGCCAGCCCAAGGAATACCGGGTTCGTTGCCAATCCAAGAAGGGTTGAGCCAAAAGCCTTAACGTTCGGTATAATGTCCTTGACGTTCTTTCCTAGGTTCACTACGGTGTTTGCAAAGCTGTTTATACCTTCGCCAACACCTCCACCGCCACCCATCGGTACAACGTGCTGAAGGTCGGCAGCAAGGTCAAGCATAGAGTTGTAGTAATTACCTACATTCCGGTAGTAACGCTGTGTCTGTTCCTCTGCCAGTTTCAGCTTTTCCGTTATCTCGTTGATGTGCTTGGCTAGTGCCTGCCCCTTCGCTCCCTCACGCTCTGCCTTCGCCATTTCGTCATACTTCTTGGTGGCATTGGAAAGCTGGGCACGCAACTGCTTCAAGCTGCCCTCCTGCTCGTTCTCTGTGCGCACGTTGTTCTGGATTTCCTTCTGCAAGGCACGCACGTTGTACTGGTACTCCTTGATGGTTGCGTTGATGGCTTCCGTCTGCACCTTCATCTCGTTGGTCGTGATGGTCTTGTCTTTTTCCTGCTGCTGCAAGTCCTTGATGGATTGCTTTAGCTGGTCTATCTTCTCTTTGTATCTGATGATGCCATAGATTGCATCCTCGTACTTGACCTTGATGTCAAGAATCTGCTGTTTATCTTCACTTACCATAGTTCGTTCTTTTTAATTGTTCAACTCTATCATTGTAACCTCGCAATATCCGCTGTTTGTTGTCTTGATTTCGAGAACAGCAAAATACGCTCCGTACTGGGCAAGGTACACTGGCTTCGTTTCGTCAAAGTTCAGTATCTCCAAATCGGAAAGGTTGAACCGCTCCGTTATCTGGTGTGGGTTCGCCACCGTCTTTCTCAACTTTTCCAGCTTGCTGTCGAAGATGCCTTGCAGGTCGATATTGAAAGCTAATACCGCATAGCCGGCATCGTCCTTTGTAAGATTCACGATTCGGTCTTTGCACGCCTTGTACTTGGTGGCAGTCTGTACTGTTAACGTAGTTCTACCAAAGTAGCGTTGCGTACTCTCCCACTCGTATATCGGTATGCGGTTTCCGTCCGTGGCTGCGAATGGCAGCGTGCAAACGTCCTGCGTATATTCCAGCGTCTTGTTGTCTATCTCCATATCCGCATCGTGCTTTCGAAAGACGGTGTCGTCTTCCTTCCACTTGTAGATGTTATGCTGACAGTAGTCCTCTACGCTAAAATCGGTCTGCCTTGGATGGTTGCAGGCTTCGCTTGGAATGAGCTTCTTCGTCCAGTCAACCGCTTGCGCCTTGTCTTCCCATAGACTCACGATGTCCGCAAACGCAAGTCTGCCATCGGTGAATCGCTGGCTTGGGAACGTTGATGTCAGAATGCAGATACACTTCAGAAAATCCGTCACCTTGATGTCTGGCAGGTTCTTGCCGATAGGGAAATTTCCTCCGTAGGGTACTTCATCGCTCTGACTGATGCTTGCAGAAATGCGTCCGTTGTACCCACGCAACCCTCTCAAGACCCCCTTACCGTAGTGTTTGAACTCGAAGGTCACGATGTCGCCCTCTTCAAGTTGAATCTCCCCTCGCCCTGCTGCAAGGTGTATGAACCGTCCGTTTACCTTGTCCGAGTCGTAGTCTGTAATATACCTTCTAGAAGAATCATCTTCGTCTATCTCCTTGCCTGCGATGTATGTCTTTGTGTACTCGCTTTCCTCCTGGTCGCTCGTATGCCTTGATACAACCTTGATTTCAACGTAGCAAGGCTCGTACTGATATACTCCGTTATGTTCTGTAGAGCCTTCGTAAGAACTGCCGACATACCCATTCGGGCGTGCATTCGATGCGTCCCACGACCAGTTTATCTGAACATCGAAAATCATCGTGCAGGCAATCTTTACTTTCAGCTGGCTGTATCTGTTCGCAAGTTCCAGTCCATCGAAGACCTCCGATAGGCTCGTTGGCTGGAATTCAAGAATGCCGAGGTTCGTTGTTGCGATGAAAGTACCCTCAAAGCTGCCTACGACCGTCTGTGCATCTGCCTTTCTCGTAATTAATGGGACCGCAAGCCCCTTGATGGTCTCTTTCGCCTGGCTGCTCCATCCGAATGCAACCCCAGTCTGTGCCGTGATAAGGTCTAGAATATATTGTGCCGTCACGCTTGGCTGGATTGCTCCCTTGTCAGCATAACCAAAAGAGCCACCTCCGCCAAACGAACCGCCTCCGCTCGAAGAAGTCTGTACTTCCCTGCTGCTGGCTCTCGCCCGGCTCTCAGTCTCGCTCTTAACTTGAATGGTCGTTCCACTGCTGTACTCCTTGATTGCGTTGATGACAAGCCACTCTGCCGTGGCTGGTGCTTGAAGGTCTATATCGATTGGCTCACTCTCGCTGGTGTACTTCACGCTGTATGGTGCGAATCTCGATGTCTCGTATTGTGTTCCGCCCGAAACGTAGTAGTTGCTTTCCGAACCTTCGCCTGCTATCCAGTAGAGCATTCCGTCCTTTGATGGCTTCACGTAGATGAGCCTTCCTGCCTGCTTATACTTGGTTACGTTCACCGTAATTTCTGTTCCACCCTTGTCTGCTGGTATGTCTTCCACTCCCCAGGCTTCTGTAAACCCGGTGGCAGGGTCGTAGCTTCCGTATTCCACCTGCCCTGCTGGTGCTTCGTCCATCAATGCAAATCGGATGCTGATTGTCGTCATAGCTGTTTTCGTGTCTCCACTGGCGCAAAGGATGCCTGCACCTATTGTTGCCTGCAAAATCGGGTCGGGTGCTGGTATGGTCGGATTGGTTTCCGCCTCGGTTGTTCCTGCATCCGCAGCAAGACTCACGATGTTCTTGTTGATATCGAGTATTGCCCAGGTTCGATAGTCCCCCTTTCCCAACACTTTGCTGATTGTTGCTCTCATTCCTGCCTCGAAAGGTATGATTGTGCACCGATAGGCACCATCGGTCAGCACCTCGCCAGATACATATATTCCGACCTCTGTTCCTGTTCTTATCTTACCGTCAACAAGTGAATATGTCGTGTTGCTGTTCCCTCCAACGTTGCGGTCATAGCCCTGCCAATCCTCGCTTGATGTCTTGACCGCTGCAGGGTCATAGGTTCCATAGAAAACTCCCTCGGAAATCGCCTTCTCGTAGGTGTAGGAGATGTTGTTTCTGTTGAACCGCAGATACTTCGTGCAATTTAACTCGTTCAGTTTCAAGTCAGACGACTGAAGCGTTGCCAGTGCCTGGAACAATCCCCAATAAATCGAAATTTCGATTGTTTCCTTTACGCTCAGAACGCTTGCCCTTCCATTGCGGATAATCTCCAGTCCGTTACGGAAATAACGTGCTGTGTGGAAAATATAGGGGTATTTGCTGCTTGTGCTTGGTTTCCCTGCAAACTCCATCACAGCCATATTGTGCGCTGTCTTTGGCAGGTTGATGGTGTATGTCGTGTTGGCGGTCATTTTCGTGATGTCACGGAAAAGGTTGCTCTTGATGTCGAGCGTGATTGCCGTTTCCTCGCTCATATCCATCAAGATGCCATCGATGTAAAGTTGCTGGTCTGTCATAGCTGCTGAATCTGTGTATCGTTAATAACTAGGTTGCAGACGAAATCCTGCAACTCTGCCGTTGTCTTGGTGTACGTTCCTGCCTTGATTGTAACGCTCTGCCACTTGTTGCCCCCGAGGTACATATCCACGACCGGACTGCTTGCTAGGTCTTGCAGAAAATCGAACGTCTCGCTGTCCACAAGTGATGCGCAAAGCGGTATGGTGTCCTCTCTGCTGTAGCCCTGCCGTCTGCCGTTCGCTCCGAGGTAGCCGAATATCGTATCGTCATACCCTCCGAGGTTGTTGCGAATGAAGCTTGTGTCGCTGCTTATCGCCCTGCTCTCATCGCCTTGCGTGAATAGCCAGTAACGGTAAAAGCCGTGTCGGTCAACCCACCGAAGATAAATGCCCTTCTCCGTGTCGTTCCTTTCTATCCTTGCAAGGAGAGACTGCTTGCCACCGCTCGCCATCGCAAAGGTAAGGTCGAAAACGTCCGTGAACGTTCCCTGCTCTATCTTGCCATCGTAGTCGTAGATGTTCCAGTACCTCGCCTTGCTTGGCAGAACACTGTCATTGATGTCCACGATGCCATCGATGCCCGGCTTAACCATTTTGTTCGGTGCTCCCTCGTAGCCGACAAGTATCTGGGAAGCCGCATTGAGATAAAAGCCAAAGGAGAATGGGAAATGCGTGAACCAAGTGAGCCTCTTGAATCCGTTCCACGTCTCGCCTGCCCTCATCGCTCCCCACACGTAAAAGGTCGTGTAGCTGAATGTAGCAAGGTCGCTCCCCTCGCTGTCCTTGACCTTCACGGAAATATTGAACACTGCCCCGAGTTTGCTCTGCTGAATCTCCCTGGTGTAGTCAAGGTTCCCGAAGCTGATGCCATCGAAGAGTGCCTGCACATATTCCCGGTAGTCCATGATGCAGTCCTCTGCAAACGCTTCCACGCTGTACGTGTGCGCCCTGGTCTCCCTGCTGATGGTTGTCTCGATGCTCGCAACGCCCGAGCCGCTTGCCTTGATGATGCAGGGAAGGAATGCGAAGCCTACAGCGTCCGCATACTTAATCGTGATGCCGTTTTTCGTTGTCTGTCTCATACCGTCTCATTGTTTAGTTTGATACTCCCCACCGACTGGTGGATTAAGAAAATAAGTCGCTGCCCCAGCCGTTTCATCGTGTCGGGCACAACGTTGCTGTACACGTCAGCCCTGCCGCCAGTGCGGTGCAGCCTAGAACCCTTGTTGGCGATGGTGTGGGCGATAGCCCCTGCCATACTCATATCGCCAAGCTCTTGCGGTGTGTACTTGTGCGGTCGCTGGGTCTTGTAGGGGATAGGTGTGCCGTGCAGTCCCTTGTCCTTCATCCACTGACGGATGATTCCACGGAAGCCGTATGGTATCTTTCCTGCCCTTCGTCCAGTCTCCAGCACACCGAATGGCTTGTGTCCCCATAGGATGGTCTCATCCTCGCTGGGCTGCTCCACCTTTAGGCTCGCTATGGTGCGCCCCGATGCGTTCTGTCCGTTGATTCTGATGTGGTTGATGATAAGCTGCCGTGCTCTCTCCACTTCCTCCCTCATTATCAGCGATGCCGCCTTGGGGTCGAATTGAATACCTCCCTTGCTCATACCACACACCCTCCTATGCTCTGTGTCAGTTGCAGGGAGTACATTACGCCCGACACGATCGTGCTCAGCCGCTCGATGATGGTCTCGTAGTACTGCTGCCCCTCCAATGGTTCGAACTTGTGCGACTGGTTGATGGCTCGTATCATCCTTGCCCCTGCCACCTTCATACGGTCGATGCACTCTCCGTTGTCTTCTCCTTCCGCTCCCCTCGGTACGGTGTCGAGATAAGCCAGGGCAACGTTCACGGTGTCGTAAACCCTGCCGTTGCGTATCTCTGTCGTTCCGCTGGCTGGTATGATGCACACGATTGCCGGGTAGCTCAGCTTCTCCAGCTTGGTGTCCGCTGTGTCCCAGTCCTCGAAAAGGTAGGTGTAGTCCGGTAGCGTGTCTGCTGCCAACTGCTTTAATGTTTCTCTGATTGTTGCCATAATTATCTGGATTTACGTTTCATTTCCTCCGCCTGCAACTTCTGCAGGTTCCGCTCGTACACGCTTCTCTTGTTGTCCATCTCCATACACTTGTAGATGCGAAGCCACGGTGTCTTCAGCACTTGGTCGTGGTCGCTGATGCCCATTCTCACTGCATACCAATCCAGCATGCCGAACAGTCCGAAGCGCAGGGTGTCGATGCCTGCCTCCTTCTCCAGTCTCGTTGGCTTCGCTGTGTCGGTGCTCTCGAAGAGCTTGTTGATGCGCTCCACCTCTGATGTTACCCAACCGATGAGCATAACGACATCAACCGCCCTAGCCTGCTCCACTTCCTTGTGGCTCAGACCGAGGACGGTTGTCACTATCTGATACAGACTTTCCTCGCTGTCTGATAGCTGGGAAAGGTCAATAAGCTGCCCGATGGATAGCTGGTTGAGATTGTCGGGAACTTGTTTCTCCCCGACAAAAGCTGGTCGTGGCTGCTTGCCGATTTTATAGCTGGTGTGCCTTGCCACTGCCAGCCAATACTTGAATGTAGTGTTCTTATCCATACGCTTTATAATTTTGTCGTAGTTATTGTCTCAATACGTGCGCCCTAGCCGTTCCGTGGCTTGCTACGGATAACTTCTTCAAGGCTACGTATCGTATTGCGTCTATGCCGTGATTGAATGCGTCTATAGGCTGGTTCGTGGTCTCTCCATCCCTTGACTTCTTCCACTTGTATTGCTGCATATTCTCGATGATGCCGTGGCTTCGTCTGGTTATGTTGATGCGGAAACGCTTCAAGATGTCGATGCCGTTGTTGATGCTGTCCGCTCCCTTAGTGCTGCCTATTATCCACAGACCTTGGTTGTGTATCTCCTGAATGCTCTTTGGCTCTGCCGAATCTGCAATGATGAGGTCTCGTTTCGTCAGTCCTTGCTCCTTGCATCGGTCTGCGATGTCTTCGTTCGTCAGTCCGGGCTGGTAGATTTCCTCGTCCACCCATAACTCTCCGTGTGCGAGAATAACGTGCTCCAGCGCAGTTGGATCGTTGGTGAATCCGAAGTCCATACCCCTGCACTCCATCTTCCACTCCTCCCTTGGTGGCAGCTTGTCAACGATACCCCAGTTGGTGAATATAAGCCCGGTTATCTTTCCAGTCAGTCCACGCGCATATACTCGCCACAGCTCGGGGTCGTCAATCTCCTCAATCTTCTTGTGCTCCTGCTCAGTAAGGAATCGGTTGTTTCGGTGGTCGCTCAGTATCAAACGGCAGTCATCCCTGCCGATGATGTTGTTGTGCACCCAGAACCTTGCGCTTGGATTGTAGTCGATGAACACCTGCTTTCGGGTTCGGATGGCAAGCTGCCAAAATACTTCGTAGGGCACACCGTTCGCCTCGTTCACGAACAGGTAGTCACGCTTACCGTTCTTGGCATCCTGCGCATCCTGGTAACTCTTGAACTCGATGATTGAGCCGTTTTTCCCTCTGTAGCTGCTGTCGCTCTTGTTGTTCTTGAACCAGTCCAACAGCTCTGCCCTTGTGTGCAGGATAGTGTCGAGGTCTCGCATGGCTCCCACCTTTAGGTTCGGGAGGTCTTGACCGCACACCGTGATAATTGCCATGGGGTGCTCAAAAGAAAGCACTATAAGACGCTGCATAATTGTGTATGTCTTCCCCGAGGACGTACCGCCTTGGTTCACGAGAAACCTTGGCTTCACGTCCGCATTCGGGGCATACAGTTCACCAATAACGTCAAATAGTGCCATTCTTTCAAACAATAAAAACTTAAAACAAAAATTATTCTCTGTCCAATCCCTCACGCTCGATTACTTCCTGCTCGCTGGATGCACACTCGTGCCCCGAGTTGATGTAGCGTACCTCGATGCCGCCTTGGAAGCCTGCGTTCAAATCAAGCACGACCTTATCCAGTCCGAGCAGCTTGCAGATTTGTGTCTCTGCCTTGATGATGATGTCTAGGTAGCGTGGTTCTCCGAATCCTCGCTTCTCGGCATCGTACATTATCGCCTTGACGGTCTCGATTGAAATCTGCTTTCCTCGCTCATCTACGATAGGCAGTCCCTGCTGGGTCGCTGTCTTTTCGTGGTAGTCTTCCTTGGATTTCTCCCAGGCTTCCCAGGCTTCACGTATTACCAGTTTCAACCTTGCCACCTCGCTGGTTATCTTTTCGTCCGTGTCGGTCAGTCTCTCTTCCCTCCACTCCTTCAATAACCGCTGAATGTCGCAGTGCGCTTGATTGTATTTCGGTCTGTCGAGACGTTTCCTCACCTCTGCCGTGATTTCCCGCTCAGTCCATCCCTTGCGGTATAAGGGTGCGATAATCTGTAGGCGGTTCTCGATGTCGATGCGCTGTGCCCTTAACTTGTTGTTGTTACCTTGTGGCATATTTTGATTTCTTGAAATTTACTTGATTTTTTATAAAAATTCTACTTGAAAAACTTGCATATTTCAAATAAATTTCGTATCTTTGCAAACGTAATAAGGGAAGAGTCCTTATTTACTGAAACCCTCCGAGGATGAGGGAAAAGTAAAATGAAATCCCAAAGTCTTATGAACGTACTGAAAATTTCATTGAAGATTTGGAAAATAGAAATCTTATCATTTACGATTAGATTATTCTAAGCTCCAAGGGGTGGTGCTCGAACCACCACCCCACTTTGGGATTTCGTTTGCAAATTTACGAATTATTTTTCATATCACCAAATTTTTAACATTATGAGTACTACGAATGAAACTACCTCAAAGTCTTGGGGAGGTGCTCGCAAGGGTGCAGGGCGAACGAAGAAATACGCTGCAACATTCTATTTCGGTGCTACCGAGGACGTGGCTGGAATCTTGGAAGGGGTCGATAAGAAAGACCGCAGCGACTTCATCAACCAGTGTATTCTCAAAGCGATGGGCAGGGGTTAATCTCCTGCCCTTTTTCGTTTCTGCTCCCTTTGGCGGTTATTTTGTGCGAATTTTGCGCACACGGCTCGAACGTTTCATCCACGCTTAGTTATGCGCATAGTTTGAGAACGTGCCGCATACGTCCGCATATCGTCTCATCCGTTTATTATCTCCCATTCCCCGGTGGCTTTTACCAGTTGCGCCATCGGTGCTTGGTCTGAGTACTCGCAGCTTGGGTCTTGGTTATCCCATTGGGCGATGAACCGCGACTTAGGGAAAGCCATCCGCAAGCATATGACGGTCTCACCGCTGCCAGTCGGTATGGTGTAGGTGTGCCCCTCCTTGATGGTGTCGGAAAGGATGATTCTGTATTCTGCTGCCAGTTGGTTCATCATATCCATTGGCAGGTGTCCGCTCGTAGCATCGAAGGAATCGGGGAAGGTGTTGCGTATATCGTTCATACTCCACCAGCGGTTCGCACTCAGGTCGCCACTGGGCGATATTTCCACGCAGGGGATTCCGGCATCCTTGATGGCTCTTGATGCGTTGCCGCAGGAAAAGCAGACGCAGCGGTCGATGTGGTTCTCTTCCATATGCCGCTTGATGATGTGGGCACGGATAGTCTTCGCACTTCTGCTGATGTCAATCGTCTGTGCCTTCATCGCTCTGCCCTCCTTCCTCTGCTGGTTGTTCTTCCTCTCCTGCTGGTGGTGCTACGCTGTTGAAGGTGTCCGCAAGCTGTTGCGCTTCTTCCTCGTTGTATTCGATGGGCTGGAAATGGTCTTGAACGTGTTTCGGGTCGCCCTTGTAGAATACCAGGACGTTGGAGTGCATCTTTTCGGGCTGTCGCATATCCTCGAACGTCTTCTTGATTTCGTCCATTTCGCCTTTATAGAAAACGAGCACGTTCTGGTGGCACTTCTGTGTCTTGCGGCTTTTCATACCGCCATCGGCTCTAAGGCATCGGGACGCGACCTGCTCGATCAAGATAAGTTCGTTGTAATAGTGAAGACCGAGCCGCAGGAAGGTGGAGATATTGTCGCCAACGAAATTTCGGTACTCTCCGTTCTTCTTGTTTCGCACCTCTCCAATCTTGACAACCAGGAATGAACCGTCCTTCATCTTATCCACGCATTGCTTGAAGATGTTCTCGTACTGGCTCATAAACTCCTCGTATGTTCCGAGTGCACTCATATCCTCCTTGCTATAGACTTCGAGGTCGTAATATGGTGGCGAGGTGAAGCAGAGGTCGAAATCGCTGTCTTTGATTATCTGCCCGATGTTGTTTGAGTCACCGCAGAAATATTTCACGCTGCCGTAGTCCTTGGTCGCTTCTGTGTTGATGTCGACCTGCTCCTTGCGGATTTCCACGGCTTGGTAGTCGTAGCCCAGCGTACCAGCAACAACGCCCTTGGTCTGTTCTCCTCCGAATGGGTCGATAATCTTTCCGTGTGGCTTGCAGAACCATCGCATAATGATTTCTGCCAGTACTGGGTCGAAAAGGCTTGTACCCTGCGCCAATACGCTACGGTCTGCCTTGGCTTTCTCTTCGGGCGATACGTAGTTGTCGAGATACTCATCGAAAGTGATGCCTTTCTCTTTTCTGAACTTCTCGCTCTTGGAGTAGAGTTCCTTGTATCGCATTTCCTTGGAACGGACGAGGGTCTGTTCACGGCTAGCCCCGATGTCCTTGCTGGAAACGATGGCACGCCATTGCTTCTTGCGCTCAACCCAGTAGCCTTGGCGTGTGTCGAGGATTGAGAAGGGAGGAACGACAAACTTATCCACTAGGCTTGGTTTCGGTGCTCCTTCTCCTTCCGTTGGAGTATCGCCCCCCTCCTTTTGTTCATTGCTGATGCCTGCCATACCGAGAATCCATTGTGGGATTGCCCAGTCCGTCAGCGGCTGGTCTCCGAACTGGTTTGCCAGTTCTTCTGTGTTCCAGTCTCCGAAGCCTGCATTATCTTTGATGATGAATTCTTTCTTCTGCGCTTCTGTGAGGTCTGATGCCTTGACGATGGTTGCAGTCGGCTGCTCCTTCCACTGGCTCCAGTAGTTGGCGATTGCCAGCTTCTCTGCATCGGTCAGTCGCTGGTCTGTGTCGAGAACGTCCATGATGGCTTCGGGTGTCATACTCACGATGTGGCAGAGTGCCCTCGTTCTCATATTGCCACCCAGTGCCTTGTAGGTCTCATCCACGACTATCGGGCGAAGCTGGAGCATCTTCGGGAAGACGAGGATGCTCTTTACCAGCTTTTGGAAATTCGCCTCTGTTATGGTTCTCGGGTTCGCTTCGTTCTCGCTGACCCTCGAAAGTGCGATTTCTTCTGTTTTCATTTTCTTCTTGTTTTAAGTTCGAAATTCGTGCTTATTTAATAAACACTGGCGCAAAGATACGACTTTTTCGCTTTAGTTGTTCGTTCTTCGCACGTTTTTAACTTTTTCCAACACTTCGTTTTATTTTATCCATCAAAGGCTCTGATGGTCTTCTGAAGGGTTGTCAATGGCTTCTTTGGCTTGACCTTGACCGGGTATCCTGCGCACACCCAGGCGAGGAGAAGTGCGTCTCTCTGGTCTTGGTTCATTCTCGGCATCTTTTCTCCTCCGCTTACGAAATAAGCAATTTCATCTTGCGTGATTTTTCCGTCCTTCCCCTTCCAGCATTTTTTCAATGGCTTGATGATTTCGCAGGGGATATTGTAGTGTTTGCAGCACTCGACAATCAAGATTCCGGTCTGATGGTTCATTCCGGCAGAGCGTCCGATTGCTGCTGCCTTGACTGCTGTCATAAACCGATTAAGCACATGCCAGTTGCTCTTATTGAGCCAGCCGCCTTCAATAACGACCTTAATCTTTTTGCAACTCTCGTTCATAGCCTTGAGGTAATCTATCAATGAAGGAAAATTCATTTTATAGGCGAGAAACCTCTTGTCGTCAAATACTGCTCCGACACCGCTTTCCTGGTTGTCTGGGTCGATTCCAATTATAACTGTTCCTTTTTCCATTTCGTTTTATTTTTGATTTTCTTTTTTTCGTTATTTTCTTGAAATTTTCGTTCTAAGCCGTTATTTCTATGTCTGTGGGGGTTGTTCGGGTTGCGGAATCCTACGTGCGTGTGTGCGCTTGTGTGCGCTTGTGCGCTAGCTCCCTACTATTCCTATCCTCTACCCTATAGTCCCTTCTCCTTTCATCGTCTTGCAGGCTTGAAACGGAAAAATCGAGGGAGTGCCTGGCGATTTGCAAAATAAAGAATATCTCGTACCGAATGAGTTTATTCTACAAACACTCCCTCTTTGGGTTGCAGGAAGTTCCCGATGTTCCTTGTTTCGGGATTCCTGCACTTAGCTGTCTTCTGTTATTTCTTCGTATTCCACCTCGCTTTCTTTTTAATCGGAATGAATGCCGGACGACTCTCGTCTTTCCGAGTTGCCAGATTAATAATTTAAGTGATTTCATTGAGCGCAAAGATACAGTCTCAAATGTGTTATACTTGATGTTGTTTGCCGTTTGCGGCATTCATTCGCTGGTTAAGTACTTATCTTGCTACTTGGAGCAAGGATTGCTCCTTCTTTCTCCTTACACGCTCTGCAAGCCACTTGAAGTGCTCTGCCGCCTGCGGATCACGGAAAATGGAAGCCTGCGCTTCCAGGCTTGCCCTATCCAGCTTCTTTCTTTCGGCTTCAATTCTCCGCAGCTTCTTCTGCTTGTCGTTGTAGCCCTTGACCTTTTCGGGGTTCGCCTTTCTCCAGTCGCTCGCAAGCTCAATCAATCTCTGTCGGTTCTTGCGGTAATACTCCGAGTTGTACTGAGAGACGTTGCGCCTTTTGCGCTGCCTTTTTCCGTACTCTCTGATTCTGTCGGGGTTCGCCCTTCTCCATTCCCGGTTCCTCCTCATCATCTCGTCACGGTGCAGGACGTAGTATCTGCGTGCTCTCTCACGATTATGCTCTTTGAGTTCCTCGTCAGTGTACTTCTTCTTTCTTCCCATTGCATTCCTTGATGTCTTGGTGTTCAACATATCGCCTGCGAGTTTGGCAGTACCTGCCGTTGATGCAGTTCTGCCCTTCCTCGCAAGTCTTGCACAGTTCGCTCGCCATACGCCCTAGAATGGTAGGTTCTCGATATCGTAGTCAGTGAAGGCGATGTTCTCGTGTCCCTCGAATGGGATGCAGCTGGTGAAGTCAGCTACTTTTCCGCTATGGATAGGCAGGACTTTGTATCTCCACTCAAACCCAACTCCACGGTCACGAACAAAGAACGCAGGAAGCCACTTGTAATTATCTCCGTTCCTCACCAGCACCTTGTCGAAAGGCTTGAATGGTGGCTGCACCTTGCGCTTCTTTTCCTTGCTCTTCTCCCATAGGGTGCAAGCCTCCTGGAACGTGACGGCTTCGCCCTCTGTTGCTTCTCGAAGTTCATCGTGTACGCTGATACGCAGGTCGAAGGCTTGGTCGGTCACGAACTTCTCGTTCTCGATTTCGTACTGGTTGCCGAATGTCAGCGTGTCCTCGCTCTCGTTCTTGCCGATGAGCTTGCCGATGATTGTCAGCTCTCCGTCCTCGTCTTGCTCGTTGAAGACGTAAAGATTGCCCAACTCAAACACTGGCTTCGCTGGCTTTTCAATCTCCAGGGTCTCACGGTTCAGCTTTCCGCCCAATCGCTCCTCGATGGTGCTGATGTAGGTCTGAGCAGAATCTTTACCTGCTTTTTGGAAATCAGAAGTTAGCAATCGTTCATTTTTACAGAACTGATCTGTATCATTATTCTCTTTCCAAAGATAGTATTTCCCTACGAAAGAGCAATATACATCATCGACAAATCTTTCAAAGATAACATATACATCTCTGTCTTTATTAACCAGCACGTCTCCCTTCTTCCAGGCAAACTTGCTCCAGTCTCTCATTTTATCGGATGGGAAAAGCATTACTTCGCCTCCCTCAATCCATCTGCCGTTCTTGTTGTAGGCAAACTCTCCGTTCTTATTCGCAGTCCAGATTGCTTCCCCTGCTTCCTTGTTGGTTGCAAGATAAGCGAATCCAACCTTTCCGCACATTTTCGTGTATAACTTGGTGCCAACAGGCACACCCTTCAAAATCTCGTAAATATCAAAATCTTTCTGTTCCATAATCTGAATGTTTTTATTGTTTGTTACTCTTGTTTCTTTTGTCTGTTACAGCTTGACGTGTCCCAGTTTCTTGTACAGTTCCACCAGCTCCAGGGTGTCGAGCCAGAAGTCGGTGTTGCCAACGTATACGTGATGGCGGTGGCTGTCCGTGATGATTTCTATCTTCTTCATTTTCAACTACGTTTAAAATTGTTTGTGTCCGCATTGTAATCCTTTAGGATACATTCGAGTGCCTTGATTTCGTCATCTGCCAGCCAGATGTCTCTGTCGCCAACAGTCAGATGATGAAGCCCTCGTTTACGGACAAGTATAATATTCTCAACTCTGTTCATAGCCAATACGGTTTATATGATAACTATTTGAAAAGTTCCATCTGTGGATGAACGATGTCTGCCCGCTTCTTCTTGGCTGCCCAGATGAGAAGGCTGACGTTCTTGGTTCCAGCCTTCTCCGAAAGGTAGCCGATGATGTAGGTCAGTGCATCCTGAACCGCTTCTGCCTCACTGCCGTAGAAGATGCTGAGAGTATCATATCTGCTCGGGTAGCCGACCGGGCTGTCATACCCGGTCTTTCCGTTCTGAATACTGAACCCCCATATCCATCCGAACTGCGTCTTGGCGGTCGTTACCTTCCATCCCCAGTTATCTGCACCCTCTACGGAATACTCGATTACGTGCGGATTGATGCAGAAATCCTTGATGGTGTACTTGAAACCTTCGTGCTCTGCAACCGGCTTCTTGATGTCGTAGCCGTTATCGGTCAGCCATTTGAACCAGTCGTCCGAGGTCTTGAAAACAAGCCCGGCGGCACGGCATTCGTGGAAAAACAACTCATTCATTGCTCAATCTCTATAAAGTGACAATCTCCGCAAAATGCGCAAGCACAATACTCGCCCAGTTCCTCGGCATCAAGGGCACACACATTGCAGCCACTTTCGTCACAAGTATCATTCTCAACTTTGAGAACCTTGCCTTCTACATTCAGAAGCGTACCTTCCTCGAAATCCTTGCCTATTTCGTACGGTTCATTAATTACAATTACTTCTTTTGCCATAATTCTTTCGTTTTAAGCGTTTAAAATCTGTTTGTCTTATAATTTACCGTCCGAAGCGCAAAAACGGCTCAGAGCGGCTTATTTTACCCTCATTCGTTATTTTTCGGGCTTCCAGTCGATACCAAGTCGCTGCAGAACTCCCTTCTCGTAGAATCTCGCCAGTGAATCCTTGGCTGGCTTGTTCCGTGGATTCTTCTTCAAGTCGGCAAGGTTCTGCTGGATTACCCATCGGAACTTGTTGTCCTGGCTCTGCTGGGATGCTGGCTGTCGGTGCTTGGCTAGCTCGTAGCGTTCCCCGATGCTCAGCCTTTCCGTTGCCGCTGGATCCTGCGCCCTGGCTTCTGCCGATTGCGGCTGCTGGCTTGCGGCTGGATTGGTGTTGTCGTAGTTTCCCTCCAGCACCTTCGGGAAATACTTCCTTGTCATTACCCAGTCGTATGATGCCCAGGAATGTCCTGCGTTCAGATAGTCGCTAGCCATAGCCTTGTCGATGGCTAGGTAAATCTTGGAAATATCTCCCTTGCAGTCCTTGAGCCTTCCTCTGATAGCCTCCTTGCGGTTGTCCGTCATCAGCGTAAGCCTTCGCATTGCGCTGTTGGTCTTGTCGTGCTGCTCGTTCCAGTAGTCCTTGATGGCTACGTAGTCGATTTCGCCTTTCTTGGATTTCTTCTCAGAACTTTTTTGCGGCTCTTCTGCAGCGCAAACGTTTTTCTCGGAAAAACTTTGCATAGAAGCTTCTTTAGAAGGTTCTAATATATCTGTTTCGTTAGAAACATCACTTTCACTATCACTATCACTTTCACTATCACTATCACTTAGGTATCGAGTCGTATCGTTTGGTATACGTTCGTATACGTTCGTATTCTTTGGTATACGTTCGTTTTCTTTGGTATCATTCGTATTCGATTTATTCCATCGTTTACGAATATTCTCACGATTACGCTCGCATTTCTTCTGATACTTGGCTTGATTTCGGTCTATCTTGTCTTTGATAAAAACGAAAGCCATACGTACCACTGGTTCTAGGTTGATAACCTCGCCATCCCTTGCGTAGATGAAGAGTGCCCGAGTCAGTTGCCCGAGTTGCTCATCCGTAAGCCCCTCGATTAGCTGATAGTCTGAAGTGTATAGTATAAATGAATCGTTCATAATTTTTCTGATAATGATAGTTTCTTTTCCAGCTTCCGTTTGAGCACGGTAGCCCTGCGAGTCTGGTTGACTTCCCTTGTACTGAGAAGTCGTGGCTCTGTCTTCATCTTGGCGATGTAGGCTTCCAGGTAGCCCACAATCGCCTTGATGTCTGTTGTCGATACTTGGTGCATCATAAGCTTGAAAATTTACTTGATGAGTAATCTTCTTGCTCCCTGCACCTGCTTGATGTACTTGGCGCACGCTTTAGGGTGGTCTTCAAGATAAGCCTTGGCATCAAACTTCTCACTTGCCTTCGGTGCTTTCCACGTTGCCAGAGTCTTGCCGTTTCCGTCCACGATGCTCTCTGCGTCCCCGAAGAACAGCTTCAAGTTGTCCTCGATCTCCTTCTGTCGGTTCTCCAGTGCCTTGCCCTTCTCCTTGATGTCCTTCAGCTCGATGAGCATATCCCCGACTTCTGCTGTGGCTTCAATCTCCTTTCCTGCCTTGTGCAGTGGAGACTTCAGAAGAACGTCTTGTGCGCTGTATGCAGGTGGCTCTTGGTTGCCAACGATGTAGTCAAGCCAAAACTTGGTGATTTCATCCCTCATCCATCTGTAAAATTCTGGATCGAAGTCGATGTCACGGTAGCCGAACTCCCTGCCTGCTGTCAGCCAGGCAAGTGCTCCGTCCTTGTATTCTCCCACTCCGAGGTTCATCTGCAACTGGCAGAACCAATGCTTCGGAAGGTCGTCTGCATCTATCTGCATCTGCGTGGTCTTGCACTCCAGGATGCTCTTGCTCGCCTCGTTGTGCGTTGCCCCGGCTCTCCAGAAGGTGCGGTCGGGAGATACACGCAGATACGGAGTATCGGTGTTCGTAATAGTGTAGTCGTCCGTGCTCGCCTTGATGATGTGGCAGTGGCTCTCTCGCTTAAAGAACTGCGCCACGGCATCCTCCAGCAGATGTCCTGCAACCATCGCAAAGTTCTCAACCTTTGGTGGGTCGATGCCCTTCTTGCGTCTCCACAACTGGTATGGGGTCTCCCACGGATTCAGTCCCAGCACCGTGCCTGCTTCACTTGCACCTATTCCGTTCGAGCGGTTCTGCAACCACTCCTCTCTGTTCTTGTACTTGATTATCTGTTTCATTGTCTGAATGTTTTCATTAAGAATTTTCTTGCTGCTTCGATAATAAGATGGCGAAGGAATTCATCCCTTTGCATTGATTGAGCAATTCCGTCTGAGAGAAATCTGGTTTTACCGTGGTAAGCAATATGGAAATCGAATCCTTGGTGTCCGTCTTCGTCTGTATATCCAGTCGTCTCAGCTGCAATCTGAAGATAGTTTCTTTCTTCCTCGTCTTCCTCAGCCCATGCCTTGTACCCATCTGCGGTTCTGCTAAAGTACTTGTAGATGGTGCTCTCGTGTCTCTGATTGTCTGTTTCGTTCTGTTTCTTCATTTGATTACTGAATGTTTAAAAGTTGCCACGGCTTCCCTTTGTCTCGATGGGAACCCACCCCATAGGTTGCACCGTGGCGGTTCGGGCTTAACGTTATAATAAAATGGCTTATTTCTTCTCTGCCTTGCCAGTCTTGCCCTGGCTTCGGCTCATTGCCTGCTGCGCCTTATTCTTTGCATCATCGGCAGCTGCCTGCGCCTGCTGTGCGATGGCTTCCTGCTGCTTTGGCTTTTTGAATGTATCCTCTACGGTGGTCGTACCTTCCTTGATGGCATTGTACACACCGCCCAGCTTTTGAATGTCCTCTGCCGTGACTTCCTCGGCAGATTTCCTGCCCAGGTATTCCATCAGCATAATGTCGGTCACTTGGTAAACCTGGAAGCAGGCAACGCAGCTCTTCCACTGGCTCTGAACGCCAGTCTGCTTGATGTGCTCCAGTGCCTTCGCCTGCACCTCCTTGACTACGCTTGAAATCAGCACCTGCGGCACGACCTTGCAGATTGCGTTACGCTGGGCGATCGCCACCGCTGCATTGCCGACTACAACCTGCATATCCTGCGAGAAGGCGTAGCCCTTAGAGGTCAGAATGCTGCGCTTCACTTCCACGGAGTAGGCAACATTGCTCTCTAGGTCGTGGCAGATGCCTTGTGCCGTAATGGTCTTGCCATCGTTTGCGATGATGCGACCCGCGATGCGGAGGTTCTTCCAGCAGGCAGATATAATCTCAGTGAATCTCACGCTCGGACCCTCGATAATAGAAATCTGTCCGTCCTTGCCCTTGCGTTCGAGGTGATAGAAGCAGTTGTATGCCACATCATCGTCCATCGCTGCCAGTGCTACCATATTCTGCTTGCACTGTGCAATGTCTCTCGGAAACTTGTGCGCTGTTGCAATCTGCCCGTCAATCTCCGAGCGGTTGATGGCTTCCAGCATTTCGCCACCGCTTACTTGAATAATCTCATTGTCCATAATTCGTTCAATTTCTAGTTCAACATAATCTTTAAATTAACTCTAGTGGAAGGCTGGGGATTCGAACCCCAGTTGACTGCCAAAACTTACCCCCCTTGCCAGCTGCCGAGGGATGCCCTTCCGTTGTAGGGCGCACGCTGTCAGTTTCCGCATATTTGCAGTAAACACTAACAACGAAAAAAACATTAACCATTCTAACCAGTATGAATCTTTGCGTGCGCCCTTTGCCCACCGCTGTGGGGATTTTAGTGTCAAATAACCGTTATAACAATTTATGAAGCCTAAACCAGTTGAGCCATAAGGCTGTCGAGCCTGCTTTCGCTGAAAGCGTCCATCGGGTCTTGGTCTGCGTACTGGCTGTTCTCCTCCAGCCAGTCGTCCATCACGTCCTGATAGTTGACGCAGCCCTCGATGGCTTCCTCCAGCCGCTCGCTGTCGTTATTGCTGCCCTTGTGCGTCACGACCGCAATGTTGCCCACGCTGTCGCACCATACGCAGATGCCTCCTGCCTTGGTCTTGATGTCCACCCTTGCAACCGATGGTCGCTGTGGGTCTCGGTCTATCTCCAGCCAGATGGCTTCGTACATCTTCTTCCTGCACTCCTCGATTATCTTCCTCATTCGTTACCTCCTCTCTGATTGAATATGTAACTTTGGAAGGTCTCACGGCAAGACTTCAATACCTCGTTGTCCGTTCCGTCCAGTGGTATGAGCGGTATATTGTCCAGTGCAACGCATAGGTTGCCTTGAAACTCTCTGTACTGGATTCTTCGCTCTGCCTCCAAATAGCACTTGTTGTTCAGTTCGCAGCACTTTCTGGTCTTGCGGTTCGCCTTCCAGTTAGTGATAAGCCAGCAGATGTCTTTGTACTTCACGATCATCCTGCGCATATTGATTGATAACTTGCTCATAGGGCAACCCTCCACGCTCTCTTGATTTCTGCGCCCTCGATAACCTTGCGGTTGTCGATTCTGCGGAACTTGAACTTCATCTTTCCAGCCTGCACCCATCTGCGCAGGGTGTTGCGATGGATGCCCAATACCTTGCAGGTCTCTGTCATTGTGTATCTGCCTGCATCAGCTACCTTTGGTTCTATGTTCGTCATAACTATGCCCTCCAAAAGACTAAAATTGATACTATGGCAGCAAATGCCACTGATAAGAACTCGTCACTTGTAACAATCTCGATAAACTTCTTCATACGCTCTGAATGTTTAAATGGTTCTACTTACTTGCGCACGGCTGCACGTCTCTTCTTTGGTGTAATCACTCCAGCCTTGATAAGGCATACACGCACGTTCTGCTGAGTGCATCCAACACGCTGTGAAACTTCGAGCATTATTCTGCTGTCCGAAGTATCGGCAGGTGCCTTTGCCCGGAAATCTGCAAACATCGCAATGATGTTCTTCTTTCGTTCGTCCTGCTGCTTCTGCAGCGGTGTTCGAAAATCATAATTGAAATTTTCTCCCATTTTTATTTGTATTTTAAATTATTTTCTTTATCTTTGCAAATGAGTTTTTAAACTCGCTTTGAAATTCGAGTGCAAAAATAAAAAAAAATATTTTGGAATATAAAACATTTAGAGGCGATTTTAATTTTATTTTAATATTATTTAATTTTGTTTTAATATGAACGGAGAAGAACTGAAACAATATATAAAGCGCTCGGGAATGTCCGTTGCTGCTGTTGCGGAGGAGTTAGGAACTAGTCCGCAGAACTTGAATGCGAAGTTTAATCGCAAGTCTATAAAGATAGATTTCTTTCAAAAGATAAAGGAAATCATCGACAAGTGTGCCCCTCCCCTACCAGCCGAGATGGAAGAGGCTGTTTTCGGTTCGAATAGCTCCAACGTTTCCCAGTCAATAGGTAGTGATGCTGCCTTGGCTGCTGAAAACAAGCTGCTGCGAGAACAGAATGAGTTCCTGCAAAATCAAGTAAAAACGCTGCTTGCCATTGTCGGGCAGAAATAATTTAGTAACTTTGCAAAAGGAAAAAGTATGGTTAGTCAAAAAACAACAGACGATAGGGAGACGGATAGAAGAAAGCTCTTGGCTGGGTATCTGTACGACTGCTCGAAAATGATGTACGGAAGCGTTGCTGTCGGTGGTCTGTCTCCTCTTTTCACTGGCAAGGAACTTGCAATGGTGAATATAGCGTGTATTATCTTTGGCTTCCTTGGCGGTGCTGCAATCGCCAATGCTGCCAATTATATAATGAAATTTAAAAGTTAGAGATTATGGTAACATATTTGTTTTTTAATGTATTCGTGTTCGTGATGAGTGTTGCGTTTGTTCTCTTCTTGAAATCAAAAAGAGGTCAGAAGTGGTTGCGTGAACTTTAGTTCTCGCTCCCAGGTATAATATCAACTAAAATTCTAAGTAACGATGAAAGATGAGGATATCATAGAACGGAAGGAGAAGATTCTTCTTGCCGCTCTCGGTAAAAGCTGGCTATGGAAAGCCAGCAGGTTGATAATAGGCATTATCCCTCCAGTGGGTGCGTTTGTGATGCTGGTGCACTGCACTCTGCTCGCATTCGGCATTCGGGTAAAACTCACGGAGTGGATATTCGACTGCTCGCTCTTCGGCTTCATTGCCTGGATCATCGTCAGCCTAGCCTATGGCTTCTGCTGGGTGCATCGAGCGTTCGCTACCTACGGAGTGCTGATTTCGTTCTGCATCGACTTCCAGCGTTCCTTCGGGTTCGGGGTCTTGAGACAGCCGCTGCACCTGCTGATGGTCGCCCTCGGTCTTCTACTCTTCTTCGTCTTCATCAAGAAAAAGGCTTGGAATGAGTTCTACGATAGAAATATTAATCATTTAAATAAATAGGCAAT